GGTACTAACGTATCACTGACAGCGGATGACATACGTAAGTCTCTTGGCTTTGTTGCAGAAGAGACACACGTTGCAACATTCGTAAAGCCTGATTGGTTTGTGCGAGACTACAAAAAGATTGCATCCTTCTGTGACCAGTGGCAGTTGGATGCACAAGGACTAGGACTATTGTATGACGTTAGAGAACATCGTGTGGTGTTCCCTGTTGTACATGCTGGAAATATGGTGGATGCCACGGGCAGATCATTGGGTAAACGAATACCTAAATGGAAACGGTATGGAAAAAGTCACTTGCCATACGTGTCTGGTCATGGTAAAACTGCTGTAGTTGTTGAGGACTGCATAAGTGCTGCAGTTGTAGGTGATAGCGGTGTATATGTTGGGGTAGCAGTGTTGGGTACATCACTATCAACAGGACACAAAGATTACTTATCGCAGTTCTCAACAGCAATAGTTGCATTGGACCCAGATGCATTACCTAAGACTATAAAGTTTGCGAAAGAACTACGCACCTACGTACCCAACGTTAAGGTGCTTCGACTAACAGATGACCTCAAGTATCAACAGCCAACCGACATGGCTAACCTTTCAACACTAGGAGAATAACACATGGAACTATCCCTTATCCGTAGCCTGATGGACAAACCATTCTATGACGATCACAAGGGCGCACGTTGCCCAGACCGTCTGTTCAGCAGTGATGTACGCAAGATCAAGCAGGCCATCGACAGTGCAATGGATCGCTACGAGCGTACCGTTACACCAGCAGAGATTGAGGCGTTGTTCATGGCTAACAACCCAACCTTAACTACAGCACAGAAGCAGGCATACAGCGTACTGTTCATGCAAGTAAACAAAGAGCAGCCTATGGGCAGTGACATTGCACAAGAGGTACTGTCTAAGCTATTCCAACAGGTGATAGGTGAGGACATTGCCAACCTCGGATTTGATTACGTCAACGGTAGCAAGACTAGCCTTGACCCACTGCGTCAGATGCTTGAGCTATACGGTGATGACTTCACACCTAACCTACGTATTGAGTGGGAAGACATTGACCTTGATACTATCATTGCTATGACTGACCTTGAGTCACAGTGGACGTTCAACATACCGACCCTAACCCGCAAGGTTGAGGGTATCAATGCTGGTCACTTGATTGAGGTAGGCGCACGGCCTAACACTGGCAAGACTTCCTTCCATGCCTCACTTGTAGCTGGGCCTAATGGCTTTGCGTGGCAGGGTGCTAAGACTATTGTACTGTGTAACGAGGAGGGCTACCACCGTGTGGCTCACAGATACATCACCGCTGCAACTGGCATGGACAAGCACGAGATTGTCAAGAACAAGGCTCAGGCAATGGCTATCTTCAATAAGATACGTGATAACGTCATGTTCAAGGACGCCACAGGGCGTGACATGAATTGGGTTGAGTCCGTATGCAAGTCATACAAACCTGACATTGTTATCCTTGACATGGGTGACAAGTTCTCCCGCATGGCTGGCTTCTCACGGCCTGATGAGTCACTCAAGGCTAACGCAATACAAGCACGACAGATAGCCAAGCAGCAAGACTGCGCTGTGTTCTACATGTCTCAGCTATCAGCAGAGGCAGAAGGTAAGGTTGTACTCAACCAAGCCATGATGGAAGGTAGTCGTACAGGTAAGGCAGCTGAAGCTGACCTGATGATTATGATCTCTAAGAACCCTACGATTGAGGGACAGGAAGAAGAAGACAATCAACGTCACATCAACGTTGTCAAGAACAAACTGTCTGGATGGCACGGCATTGTACACACTGACCTTGAGTACAAGATTGCTAGGTACGTATGTTAGTAGAGATTGCAGACTTGGCTATGCTAGGCATTGGCCTAGTGTGTGCCTTCCTTGTATGGGAACAGCAGAAGATACTAAATAATATTGCTGCCATTAAGGAGGTACTGTATGATGTTGTAGACAAACACAACGATCTATCAGATGCCTTCGTTGAGTTGGTTGATGATTTAGAATATACTGAAAATGTCCCCGCAGGGACAAAATAATAGAGGAGGACAAAAAATGATTGCAACGGATGTAAAATATTGCAACAGATGTGGCACAGAGCTTACACAGTCTGGTGAATGTAAGCCCTGCCACAAAATAAGTAACGCCAAAACTAATCCAGTCTTTGGACCCAAGAGTAATCCCCTTAGAATGTGGGTTAACGGTAAGTATGTATCAAGTAAGCATCCTCTGTATAAGGCAGGGCGATACAAATCCTTTGGTGATCTAGCCTTTGGTTCTTTAACTAACTACAACCTCATCAAAGAGGGGCATGTCTACGCAATAAGTAACGCCGCATGGCCTGAGTGGATCAAGATAGGTAAGGCAATTGATGCTGATGACAGGCTCAGTAGCTATCAAACAAGCTCACCTATGAGGGACTACAAGCTGGTGTACTCTGCATACTTTGATGATCGTAGCGCAGTGGAGAAGAAGGCACACTTGCTTGCAGCAACTAAGACTACCCACCCTTGGAACAAGCACGATAACGGTGAGTGGTTCAAGCTAACAGAACAACAGGCGATAGAGATAATAAAGGAGGTGACACTTGATTGATGTAACACTAATAGACCACATGGGTACTGATCTATCAGTAGTCAATGCAGCAAGAGTTAGCTTCAACAAGACAAGCAGTTGGGAACTTACGGATTGGCGTGGCAGTGAGGACTATGCCCGAAAGAAAGTACTAAGTGAGGGTGACACCAAGCTAATCAACTACCTAGCCAAGCATAAGCATACCTCACCATTCGGTCATGCCTTTGCATCCTTCCACGTCAAGGCTCCCGTATTTGTAGCCCGACAGCTGGTCAAGCATAAGTTCCTACGTTGGAATGAGATCAGCCGTAGATATGTGGACAGTGAGCCTGCGTTCTACGAGCCAGATGAATGGCGTGGTAAGTCTTCTGATAAGAAACAGGGCAGTGGCCCAGCTTTAGAAGTACAAGATGTACACATTGCTACATCACAACGTATTGTTTCTATGCTATACGAAAGTATGTTAGAGAGGGGGGTTTGTGAAGAGCAAGCAAGAATGGTGTTACCACAAAACACCATGACTGAGTGGTACTGGTCAGGTAGCCTTGATGCCTTTGCGGATATGTGTAACCTACGATTGAAGACTGACACTCAGTACGAGACACAGTTAGTTGCACAACAGATTGACCAGATGATGCTAGGCTTATTCCCTGTGTCATGGGAAGCATTAGTATATGGAGATGATAAATGACAACCAGAACATCACATGCAGAGATACGTCTGTATAACGCTATGAAATTAAACAACTTAACAATTGATGAAGCCATCATTGCTATGGAACAATTTAGAGACACCTTAGATGTAGGTAAGATGAATACTAAATATGGGGTTGACACAACACAAGATATATACGATAACAACTTCGTAGTATTAGATGAATGGGACACATGGTCCGACTAGAGGGAGATGACATGAAACACTTAACCCTAGACGTAGAGAACACAACGGTCAAACGCAATGGCAAGTTACACCTTGACCCGTTTGAGCCAGAGAATACATTAGTTATGGTAGGTATGCTAGATGATCTTGGAAACGAAGACATTATAACTTTCGATCACGCAGAGCAACAACCTACCACAGAGGGGCGGCGGATAGTTCAAGATGCACTTGATGCCACCTCTCTACTTATTGCACACAACGCACCGCACGATCTACTGTGGCTATGGGAGTCAGGGTTTGTATATGACGGTGAGGTATTCGATACCATGTTGGGTGAGTACGTTCTGCAGCGTGGGCAGAAGCAACCGCTATCACTAGAAGCGTGTGCGGAACGTTACGAATTAGACACTAAGAAGCAAGACACATTGAAGGAGTACTTTAAGAATGGATATTCCACACGTGATATACCTCATGGTGAACTATCAGAGTATCTATCACACGATCTACATGCTACCCAACAACTGTATAATGTTTTGCAGACATCATACGAGGGATGCAACTCACTGATACCAACGATACAGTTGACCAATCAGTTGTGTGTACACCTTGCCCGTATCTATCAGCGTGGCTTTCAAGTAGACATGGATGCGTTGATGGAGGTTCGTGATGAGTTCGAGCAAGAGCGTAGGGTACTGAGCATAGCACTAGAAGAACAGGCAGCTGATCTCATGGGTGACAGACCAATCAACCTCAACAGCCCAGAGCAATTGTCTTGGGTTATCTACAGCCGCAAGCCACATGACAAGAAGTTGTGGGCAGATTTGTTTGATGATCGTATGCCAGACGCAGAGTACAGACGCAACGTCAATGCCTACAGTGAGAAGTTGTACAAGCAGAAGGCACACCAGTGTCGGGCATGTAATGGTAGTGGACAGACATGGAAACAAAAGAAGGACGGTACACAGTACGCCAGATCAAACAAGTGCCTGAGTTGTGACGCCACAGGGTTTACCTATACAGACAACATCAGTAGCATTGCAGGTCTAAAGTTCGTAGCACCCAACGGCAAGTGGATCAGTGCCAATGGTTTTGGCACAGGCAAAGACAACCTTGTATTCCTTGAGGGCATTGCCCGTTCCAAGGGTATGAAGGAAGCTGAGTTGTTCTTGCAGAATGTTCGTAGGTTGTCAGCCGTAGAGACATACCTCAGTAGCTTCGTACA